TCAGCAAGGTGCTATCACAGCTTTACGTAAACTTAAATATCTGCGGGATGAAGTAAATGGCATTGAAAAAACAAATGGAACTGTTTGAGCCTGTAGAGGGTGCATTTGACGAAGGTGGACTTATGGATGAGGGTGGCACAGTTGACCCAGAGTCAGGCAATGATGTACCTACAGGCTCTACACAAGAAGAAGTACGTGATGACATTCCTGCCCAGTTAAGTGAAGGTGAGTTTGTTCTACCTGCAGATGTAGTTCGTTATATTGGTTTAGAAAAAATAATGGCTCTTAGAGATGAAGCTAAAGCTGGTTTGGCTCGTATGGAAGCTATGGGGCAAATGGGTAACTCAGAAGAAGCTACTATACCAGATGGTGTTCCTTTTGATATAAATGACCTTGACATGGAAGACGATGGTATGTTAGAATATCAGGTAGGAGGTTTTGTACAACCGCAAGGATTTACTGGTATTGCAGGTTATCAACCGTCTCAGTTTACTAGTTACACACCTCAGTTTACACCTTATACTCCTGTGCCTATGCCAACAGGTCAGCCAATGGCTCAACAGTATACTCCTCCAACACAGCAGTTTACACCAACAGTTTCACAGCAAGCACCTACTTTTGAACAGCTAACAGGTGCAGCGCAACCATCTCCCGGTGGTTATGATGAAATGCGTACCTATGTAAATGATGCTGGCATGGAAATGCAAATACCATTTAAAGATGGTAAGCCTATATATCCTATTCCAGAAGGTTACAAAGTAAAAGGTGAGGCAGTAGATACAACTACAGATGTTAAAACAGAAACAACTAAAACTGCTGCTCCTGAACAGCAAGATAGTGATGACCCAACAGACCCATTTGCAGGTAAAAATACTATAAATCTTGGCGGTACTGTTGTTACTGAAGCAACTAAAGGAAGAAGAGAAGGTGAAGTAAGTGGATTTAAACCCGGTCAAGTTAGGGGTTCTACTAGATATTCAATAGGTAGTGCATCCAGTGTGACAGGTGATTTATCAAAAAGAACTACTGCAGATAAAGAAGGTGTTAATAGAGTTTTTGCTGGTTTAAAAGATAGCATTGCTGAGTTTGGTAGAGGATTAGCAAATCAAGACCAAAAAACTTTAACAAAAGAGGATGGTTCTAAGATTACATTATCTGAGGTTTTATTTGAAAATATTATGGGTGACAGATTTAGTGGAAAAACAAATGAAGTGTTAGCTGATATATTTGAAATACAATCTACTATTGAGAAAAACTTTGGTGAAAACTACAATAAAGATTTAGATAATAGACAAGCTAAAGAAATGGCAAAAGCAGCAGGTATAGAATATAAAGGACAAAGTTTAGCGGAACTTATAGCTACAGGTGTTGACTCTCAGGGCAATCGTTTAAAAGATTCATTTGGAAAAGACCCTGAAATTAAGAAAGAACAACAAAAAACAAAGAAAGAACAACAACAAGAAGCTGCATTTTCTGCTGGTGAACAGAGAAAACAAGAAGCCATTGCTGCTGCTGCTAATCTTCCTTCTGGTTATAAAATTAGTGTTTCAGGTAAAAGTGCTACACAAATTCTTAATGAGGTTCGTGAACAAACGGCAAAAAAAGCAAGAGATGATGCAACAAGAGCAGCAGAAAAAGCAAGAACTTATCAGTATTATGACTCTAGTGGAGATTCTCAAGGACCAGATATATTTGGTGGCACAGGTCAAATGGGTGGTTCAGAAGCAGAACAATCTAGTGGTTATCAAACCTCAACAGGTGAAGCAATGGTTGCTGAAGGCGGCTTGATAAAAAAAGTTAAACTTGCTCAACAGATGAAGCAAAGTGGGTTAGCTTCTAAAAAATAATCCACATATCAATGGCTACCTAACCCCCCAACACTGGCTACGGTTAGCCCCATAAGGAGAAAAGAAATGGCTGAAGCAGCTATTATGGCAGAAGAAATGCAACCAGAAAAGAAAGTTGCATTTGCAAATCGTAAATACACAAACGAAGAAAAACGTCAACGTGAAGAAGCAGAACTAGAACAGCTTATAAAAGAAAATGCAGGTGAGACAGAGCAGCCTGAACAAAAAGAAGAACAAGAGGCTGAACCTACAAATGCAGAAGAGAAAACATTTAAGAAGCGTTACTCTGATTTACGTAGACATCAGCAGAAACAAGCTGAAGAGTTTAAAAAAGAGATTGATGATTTAAAACGTCAACTCTCTGTTGCAGCACAAAAGGAAATGAAGCTACCTAAGTCAGATGAAGACATTGAAGAGTGGGCAGCAGAATATCCTGATGTAGCAAAAATTGTAGAAACAATTGCAATGAAGAAAGCGGCTGAGAAAGCAAGTATTCTTGAAGACCGTATAAAAGCAATTGATGAAATGCAACAGTCAGCTACAAAAGAAAAAGCTGAAGCTGAGTTGTTAAAGCTGCATCCTGACTTTGATGAGATTCGTGATAGCGATGACTTTCATGATTGGGCTGATGAACAACCTAAGTGGGTACAAGATGCACTGTATGAAAACGATAATGACGCACGGTCAGCAGCAAGAGCAATTGACCTGTACAAAGCTGATAAGGGAATAAAAAGTGAAAAGAAGTCTAAAAAAGATAAGGGTGCTGCTGAAGCTGTTTCAGCGAAACGTGAACGTAACACACCTCAAGCAGACGAAACTTCCACTTATTTAAAAGAGTCTCAAGTTCAGGCAATGTCACCACAAGAATATGAAAAGCATTCTGATGAAATAATGGAAGCTATTCGTAGTGGTAAGTTTGTCTATGATGTATCTGGCTCTGCTAGATAAATAAAAAAAGTGTTGACAAATAGTTATATTTATGTATAACTATAGTTAATCAAGAGTGTACGTTAAGCGCATAATGTACACTCAAAATGCAAACACACAGTTTTACGGATTACCTGAAGAGTTTGGCCTGTTGAAGAGTAGGGCGGCCACCTTACTAGGATACACACCCAAGCAACGCAGCCTCTAATAGCTTACGTTTGTATCTGTTTACAACAAAAACTACCAAATAAGGAGATGGTACTATGGCGTTTTCAACCGCTAGTGGGTACGGTAATCTTCCTAACGGTAATTTTTCGCCTATCATTTACAGCAAACAGGTGCAACTTGCTTTCCGCAAGGCTGCTGTTGCTGAGGCAATCACCAATAACGACTACTTTGGTGAAATTGCACAGATGGGTGATTCCGTTAAGATTATCAAAGAACCCGAAATTACCGTCAAGGCTTATGCACGTGGTACAACAATCACACCGCAAGACCTTGATGATGAAGATTTCAACCTTACAATTGACAAAGCTAACTACTTTGCATTTAAGGTTGATGACATTGAAGAGGCGCATAGCCACGTAAACTTCCAGCAATTGGCAAGTGACCGTGCTGCGTATCGTTTGGCTGACCAGTTTGACCAAGACGTTCTTGGTTACATGAGTGGCTTTAAACAGTCTGCAATTCATGGTGTGGCAGATACTGCTAATACAACCGTAAATGGTTCAAAAGCAGTTTCTACTGCAGGTTCTAATGAACTGCTGGCTGAAATGCAAGTTGATGCTAATGACTTTGGTGGCTCTGCCAACAATGGTATTGGTATTCAGCCACGCTTACCGGGTGCATCTGCTGTACCGGGGTCAGGCAATGCTAACCCAACCATGATTATTGCTCGTATGGCTCGTAAGCTGGACCAGCAAAATGTGGATACCCAAGGTCGTTGGCTCGTAGTCAACCCTGTATTCCTAGAAATCTTGAAGGATGAAGATTCTAAACTTCTGAACCAAGACTATGGTGAGTCAGGTGGACTTCGCAACGGACTTGTTGTTAATAACCTGCACGGTTTCCAAGTGTATGTTTCTAACAACCTTCCTGAGATTGGAACAGGTTCTGCCACTACTGGTGGTACTAACTCATCCAACTTTGGTGTGATTGTTGGTGGACATTCATCTGCCGTTGCTACTGCAGAGCAAATTAACAAGACAGAGACATATCGTGACCCTGACAGCTTCGCTGACATTGTTCGTGGTATGCACCTCTATGGACGCAAGATTCTTCGTCCAGAGGCTCTTGTTAACGCTCGTTTCTGTCTAGTGTAAGGGAGGATTGAACTATGGCTACAATTACTGCTACTCTTGCTCCTGCACACGGAAACTCTGCCCGTGGTAGACAGCCTTACTATGTGCAACAAACTATTGACCTAACGGCTAATAGTATTGCTCCCGGTGATGTTGTTCAAGCACTGACTGTTCCAGCCAATACTAAAATTATTGCTGCTGGTATTCAAGTTGTGAATAGTGCTACTATGAACACAGGAACAGATGCTACTGCTATCCTTGGAACTGCTGTTGACGATAATGAATACGTTGCAGCTTTTGATATTGATGGTGCATCTGATGGTGCTTACGCTCCTAGTGCTACTGTTGCTGGTGACATTGTTATCACTTCAGCAGATACTTTGGATGTAACACTAGCTGGTTCTGGTGCTTCTTTTTCCGCAGGTAAGTTGCGTGTCTACGCAAGCCTATTGGATGTTAGCGACATTGGCTCAATGACTGCCGATGAAGTTGATAGAGACACACTCGCATAACTAAGTTGAGGGGGCAGGGCAACTTGCCCCTTCTTACTCTTTAAGGATTTAGTATGGCATATAATTACTTAGGCTTGACAAACGAAGTGTTAGCACGAATGAATGAGGTAGAATTGACTGCCTCTAATTTTGTGTCTGGCGCACGTGGTTTTCAAGTGCAATGTAAGAATGCAGTAAATGATGCCATTAACTATATTAATCAACGTGAGTTTGGTTGGCCTTTTTCACATGCTACAAAAACACAAACATTAGTAGCAGACCAAACACGTTATAGTATTCCTACTGATGCAATACACGTTGACTACGAAACATTTAGAATATCAAAAGATAACACTCTTGGTGTAGCAGGTACAACACTACGTGTGCTTGACTACAAAGAATATGTTGACAGATTAATTGAACAAGAAACTACATCTGATGTAGGTGGTGTACCTATATATGTATTTCGCACACCTGATAATAACTATGGTTTATATCCATATCCTGATAAAGCATACACTTTAAAATATGAACATTTTAATAAACCTACAGTTTTATCAGCAGCAACAGATGCACCTACAGTTCCAGAGCAGTTTCGTCAAGTAATTGCAGACGGTGCTACAGCATACGCTTATCAATATAGAGGCGAAGCACAACAGTATGGTATTAACTTTTCTAGGTTTGATGAAGGTATTAAACATATGCAATCCATATTGTTAAATAGGACAGACTACGTAAGGTCAACTTATATACCGCACTCACAGAGATACGGCATTAACGTAGCAACATTTTAGGTGATACATGGCAGACGAATCAGGATTAAGCCCATTTGTCTTTGCCTGTTCTGGGGGATTGGTGCTAGACCTATCTACCTTTGATATGCAACCGGGTATGGCACTTGAGTTGCAAAACTTTGAGCCAGACATTAAAGGTGGATACAGACGTATTTCTGGCTACGCAAAGTGGAATAGTAACATTGTACCACAGGACGCTAGTGCTAGTGAAAAGGTACTAATGTCTGCTTACTTCAAAGGTAAGGTTATTGCTGCACGTGGAACTAAGATACATGAAGGCGGCAAGACAGGTAGTTGGACGCAGATTGATACAGGTAGAACTAGTGCTGGTAAATACACACACTTTCGCTATAACTTGGGTGGCACAGAATTTATTGTGTGGGCCGATGGTGCAAATCATGCGACCAAGTATGATGGCAGCACTGTTACTGACCTTAACGCAACAGGCGCACCAACTAATCCAAAGTTTGTAGTAGGATTTAAAGACGCACTATTCTTTGCTGGTATGTCTAGCACACCACAGGCAGTAACTTTTACCGCACCCTTTACGGACAATGATTTTAGTGTAGCTAACGGTGCAGGTACAATAAATGTAGACAGTAATATTACTGGACTGTTTCCGTTTCGTGACCAACTGTTTATATTTTGCGAAGAGCGTATATTTAAATTAGTTGGTAATACCATAGCAGACTTTCAAGTGTTGCCTGTTACACGTGAAATAGGTTGTGTTAACGGACATACTATTCAGGAAGTTGGCGGTGACATTATCTTCCTTGGTCCAGATGGACTGCGTACTGTTGCTGGTACAGAGAAGATTGGTGACGTTGAACTTGGTACAATTAGCCGACAGGTGCAGCCAAGATTTGAAGGACTAACTGACGTTGATGAATTTGATAGTGTAGTTCTGCCT